AGGCATCATGCGTCGTCCAATCTCTCTTAGCATATCCTGCGATATTGCTGAATGTTAGAGAGCTTCCGTCCAAATTTGAAATTAGAATTGCGTCCATTGTTGACTTGTTTCAATACGCTTATTCTGTTTGGAACCAACGAATCCGTTTTTAAGCCATTCGCTTACCTAACTTTACAAAGGTGTCAAACGTAAATAGAAAGAAGACACCAGTGAAAATATATAACATCATATCCTGGGAAGAAGGTGTTTCGTACCCAACTTTATTTTGCTCAATCATTCTCATAATTTGATTTAGTTTTATGTCGTGTGCTGCTTGTTGAAAAGAAGGAGGAGCATAAGCAAAATCGGTTCCACTATCTGATGGAAAAAATGGTTTTGTATATCCTGATTTTGTAGAAGAATAATTAGTCATGTGCTCCTCTGTATTTCCAACTTTTGCAGGACCATAGTTTGACTCCGCCTCTTCATCGCTTCTTACTATTGGAAGGGTTCGAGAAAGGTCGTCAATAGTTTTTTTGTGGCGCTGCAGAGCAGCTTGAGTTCGATGGACAGGAGTAGGAAACACACGTCCTTCGCGCTCGGCATCACGAGGTTCTTCCTTTTGGTGATATTTGGAAGCCATGCTATGATGTTTTTTAGGAAATGAAGAACCCCACACTTCTTCTAAACTTGCCATTTCCCACTTATTGGAACACACATATAAAAATATTAACAACCCGTTCAAACAAATGAAAGCATCAATGCAAGAGTTGGTTGTAGTCGCTTTACTAATAGGCTATGTTGCTTTCTACACACACCCTGCCCCGATACATATTCAGGACTTCTTATCGTCCCCAGTTGGAACAGTAATAGCACTCGGAGGTGTGTTAGCTGTAGCAATGTACAAAAGCTTACTTGTGAGCGTTTTCCTAGCTATTGCATTTATTATGACAGTTGGTAATGTCACAGAATATCTGGATCCCAAAGAACAAAAGCCGGAACCTGAACAACCTAAAAGTGCAGGAGTTCCTAAGCCAGAAGTAAGTGGGCTAGTAAAAGCTTTGATGAAAGGTGATATGCGTCTACCCCAACAATCGCAAAAGAAGGGTACAGCTCCTCTTCACTCAAAGCCTCCAGTAGTTCCTCCGAAAGCAGCAGCTCCTGTAAAAATAGAAACTTTTGCTAGTTTCTAAGCAAGGATGATAGAGTACATTAATCGACTTGGAACTTCTCCATTTTTTATTGGAATGATGATGTTGTTGCTGAATGTTGGAAGTCGTTTTATCGCACATGAGTTCAGTGACGACGATAACGAGTATAGTCAAAATATTCTTATTAGGCGATTGTCTGTGTTTGCAGTATGTTTTGTTGGAACTCGTGATATTATAACATCTGTATTATTGACAGCCGCATTCGTAGTTATAGCAGGGGGGTTATTTCGAGGTAAAGGACCGTTTTCACATGAAGGAATGCAAAATCCAGATTTAGCAATGAGAGCTGCGGCAGGGTTAGCGGGTAATATGGATCACCCTGCGTACAGCAAAGATGATAAACCTATGTTCAAATAGATTTTTGCCCAGTTCCTCCACATGATGCACATAAAGAAGAAATTGTTTGTTTTGTCCATCCTTTTCCAAGACATTCACAGCATTGTTTTTTACCTTCAGGATGATTATAACAAAAATTACATTCAGCAGTTATAATCGGGTATACATTTCCGGCTCCCTTACAATGTTTACAACTAGGCATTTGTAGTAGTTGGGTAGTTTTACTCTAAATTAAATTTTATAGCTTAATCGTTACACTGTTCTTTCCAGTTGAACCTCCTGGCTTTTTCATTGCAGATGGGGGTGTCATTTTTACACTTTTTGTTTCAACATTAGCATTGACAGATCTCAACAAATCGTCAATATTAACTGGCGCCTTCATTTCCTTTGCGGGTTGAACTGCTGCTGCAGGTGGCTGAGGATTGGGCTTTGTAGGTTTAAAACCCATAACTTTTGGAGCTGATGGTGGACGTACACTTGTTTGTTGGGGAGCAGGGGGAATCATTCCGCTCATAAAGTTGGAAAGACCTGCCAACGGATTTGAAGGAGCGGATGGGGGAGCAGGGGCAGACTTCATGGCTTGTGTTTGTTGTTGCATAGCAGCCATAGAAAGCTGACGAGCAATATCAGGATTTGATTTGAGAATTTGATCCATGTTAGGAACAGGCGCTTTCATCGCCATTTGGTTAGTTAAATGAACCATATATACCATCATACAAGTACGAATAGGGATACGGACAAGCGGATGCATTTTCAGTTTGTCACCGTACAAATCATATAGTTCCTCGAAATCTTCCTCCATATCTGCAACGTTCATCTGGGCAGATTCGGACAAACCGTCGAGTTTCAAACCAAAGGCTTGCATTATCGGCACATTCTTGGAACTCCACTCCATCGCAGACATTCCAGTAATATACCAATCACAAAACTGTTTTATGGTTTGATCCATAGCTTTCTCGCGACGAATGAACTCTAGCTCCATCTTCATTTCCTCCAAAGGCGAATCAAGAGTGAACCGTTTGCGAATCGGAACACCGAGTTTCTGAAGACGCTCAAACTTTCTTAGAATTTCATACTTTTCCTTCATCACATATTCGTCGGACATACGGGGTCCGGAAGGCATGAACGAAGATACATTCATGTTTTTAAACCCATCGGATGTTTGCGAAGGACCCGCGTCATGAAACGATGGAACTAGTTTAGGTGCATCCACATCTGCTTCTGCAAACGAAGGGAGTTCAATACTTGCAAGATCGGGTAGTTTAATATCACTTGTGTCACTCTTTGAATTGGTCAAAAACTCGACGCCGAGTATGTCCGACATTTGTTAAAAGTTACGAGACGAGTATGAAAACTATAACGCATAAAACGGATTCTTTCAGTTCAACCACATCAAGAGTATTAAAGCGCACAAATGAACACAGATTACCAAGATTTTATTAAGTTTAAGAGCTTGCAAGATGAGTTCAAAGCATTCCTTCAAGAAGGAAAAGATCTCAAGACCAGAGTTAAGAAGTTGAGCTCTGAAAAAGCATGGGAAACATTTGTTGACGAAACAGATGTCGTCGAAAGTGTTTGTGACATTCTGAATACATCATATTATTACCTCGCGGAAGAGGCAAGAACTGTCAAGTGCGTCGGCCAAACGATTGTTGGAGCACGTGGTAGCCACCAGTGGTATGACTTTCAGTTCTTGGTTTTCAAGCAGTTGAAGGATACTGGGAGATTCAGCCGAACAGAGGATAAGAGTGTGTTTGACTACACTTACGGAGATACTGCGGACGGTTGCGATGAAATACTGTATAAAGTAGCGCATGGTATTATTACTCGTGAACTATTGCGAAAAGTCTAAAAGAGAAAACGGATTGATTTTTTGCTTTGCTTTGATGTTCTAACAAAAATGTTGAAAATTGTGAATACAAATCTGCCAATTGAAGTGGAAACTCCTTTCGAGTTTCCTTTGGACCCGTTTCAAAAACATGCAATAAGTGCAATTTCTAAGAACGAAAATGTTCTTGTGACTGCAAAAACAGGGTCAGGCAAAACTCTTGTAGGAGAATTTCAAATCCATCATTCTCTTGCAAAAGGAAAGCGGGTATTTTACACAACCCCTATCAAATCTTTGAGCAACCAAAAGTTCCATGATCTAAAAAAAATGTTTCCAAGTGTTGGAATTATGACGGGAGACATTAAGTTTATGCCTCAAGCAGATGTAGTTATTATGACTACCGAAATTCTGAGGAATTTGTTGTTTAAGCTAGGAACTACGACAGAAAATATTGGAGTAACTGCCAACTTATCTTTAACAAATCTTGATGCAGTTGTATTTGATGAAGTTCATTATATTAATGATTGCGATCGAGGAAAGGTATGGGAAGAGTGTCTTGCACTACTTCCTCCTGAAATTAATTTAGTATTACTTTCAGCAACAATTGAAAAGCCAGAAAAGTTTGCAGAATGGATTGGAAATATTAAACAAAAGCCAATTCATTTAATTTCAACAGAGTATCGCGTTGTTCCTCTCGCTCACCAACTTCCGGACAAAACAGTTGTCATGGATTCAAAAGATAAATTTGATCGTAAAGCGTATGCTAGTTGGGTAAACCGTTTCTATGATCGCCAAGACCAACAATTAAAGCATAAAGAAAAGGTAGCTGCACGAGAAGAAGGTGAAAATGTAGTAAAGAGGGGAGAACATGAAACGAGTTTTGTAGATAAAATGAATAAGCTTATTGAGTATGGAATGGATCTTCCTGCTCTATTCTTTGTGTTTTCGCGGAAAATGTGTGTGGATCTAGCAAAGAAAGTCCATAGTAATTTAATTGATTCGAGCGATTCGAGCGATTCTGCAAGTGTTCGACATATCGTAAAATTCCATCTTCATAAATATCCCCATCTACAAACTTCGCAACAGTATCATGAATTATTATCTTTGTTGGAGAAAGGTGTTGCGTATCATCATAGTGGACTTCTACCTGTTCTGAAAGAGATTGTAGAGATTCTGTTTGGACGAGGACTTATTAAAGTATTATTTGCCACAGAAACGTTTGCGGTTGGTATTAACATGCCTACGAAAACAGTTGTGTTCACATCGTATCGCAAATACGATGATTTGTCAGACAAGTTTCGAATGTTGACACCTTCCGAATATACTCAGATGGCGGGTCGGGCAGGAAGACGAGGAAAAGATGATAAAGGTATTGTAATCTATCTTCCGATACGCGAACCAGAAGCTCCTTTGCTTGTAGAAGAAATGATGATTGGAAAGAAATCTGAATTAACATCGCGAATGGATTTCCATTATGGATATGTGCTGGCATCACTGCAATCGGGTAAAAATATTATTCAAGAAACATTTTGGATGACAGAGATTCAAGATCAAATTCGAGAACTGAATAATCGAATTGAAATGAAACATAAGCAGCTTATTGATTTTGATGATTTTACAAAACAAGAACTTATGAAGCGAGTTGAATTTGAGGAAAAGTTTGAGGCTGCAACAAATTCAGAAAGAAAAAAGTGGCAAGCAGAATTGGGTAGATGGAATAATTCGCATGTTGGTCCAAAGTGGGAGACGGCATGGAAATCGTTTAAAACCAGTTCAATTTCAAAAAATGAAATCGAGTATTTGACTCAACAAAAAGAAAAGCTGTTGGATTATGATTATATTATTAATAAACGCAAAGATGCATTGAGAACAAATGGATTTATGGTAGGCGATACGCTTACTTATCTGGGAGTTCTTGCATCAGAAGTACATGAAGGTCACCCGATCCTAATGTCATGTGCATTTGCAACAAAACTATTTCACGAAAAAACTGCACATGAAATTGTTGAATGTTTGTCAGTGTTTCTTGAAGATGTTGAAACGGATGAACTTATTGCTAAAACAGATTTCCACAAGATTTTAGAAGTGTATGCATCAAAATTTTCGGAATCTGAAGTTTTGAAAAGCGATCCTAAATTCTGGAAACTTAGTAGTTATTGGACAGAAGTTGTAAAAGAATGGATCAATGGAAACGATTATGTTTGTGAACAGTTTGGAATTGAACAAGGTAATTTCGTGCGAGCGATTCTGAAACTTTCAAACATTGTTGAAGAATGGTTGAATATGGCGACAATCATGCAGGATGTTGAAATGATCGAAAAAATGAAAGGTGTAAAGGACAACGTTATTCGTGGCTTTGCTGTTCCTGATAGTTTATATCTTCGAATCTGAAGACCATACGTTTCTTCCACGTGGGTTGATTCATATCCAACGAGTATTTCAGCAACCCCTTTTTTCCAGGATTGCAACTATTTTTACAAGTTATAATTCTTCTCCATTCGGGAACCCAAATACGATGATCGTTTAAAACAGTTCCTTCTATTTGTCTTGAGTCACTCTTGAGTAATTGTTGAATAAACAATAAATCGCGTTCGTAATTCTTGGATTGTTTTTGAAGAAAGTTTAGATACTCAATATCTATTTCTGGAACAACTTCATTTACGAGAACCATTTGGTTAACAATATCTGCAAACCTACGAATTGGAGAAGTTGCATGACAATAGTATTCTTGCAAAGACCAATGTTTTTGTGGATTTGTTGCGCATGAATATACGGCGGATTTATTTGCTAGAAAATTTAATTCTACAAACTCTTTATATTCTCTTAATTTTTCAATTGAAGGTTCAGGTTGTATTCTTAACAAACCTGCTTTTTTCTTAATGAGTTCTTTCGCAACTTTCAAATTGTAAAACTTCATGATTTGTTCAATCCACTCATGTGAATCTTCAACTGAATAACCTGCAATATACGAAGCCAGTTTTTTCAGAAAATCTTTATGAGGAGATTCGTAAATTGACTCGTATGTAAAAGTTTTGTTGTTTGTAACAAGAACCTTTTGAAACGAAATATCCGTAATTTTTTCATCAAATCGGAATTTTAAGGCAATACCTCTACTCAATTTTCCAGTACTTAATGAACACTCTTCTTGAATGGGAAGAAGCGGTCCAATAACTTTACCGTTTTTGTATAAAGTTTGTCCTATCTTTGCAGCTCCTTGAAACAACTTATGATTCCACTTCATCCAAGAAGATACGTCAGCAATAACAATATAAATATATCCATCATCGCCAATAGTTATAGCATCATCAATATCTGTACATCCTGCGGGATCTACATTAAATGTAAAGCCTTGTATATGTTCATGAGTTTCATACAGAGGAATATTCAAAGATTCTTTGCGAAAGTTTTTCCATATGTTTGAAGAATACTGAATCAAAAGAGCTTCTTCTTCTGCTTCAATATCTCCGCACTTTCCGATTATGCGAACCAAATTACCTCTCGTCAATTTTTCAGGTTCCCACTTTTCAACATTTATTAAAGCAAGAACGTTTGTTTTTTCGTTCGAAGAAGAACCAACGATACATGGTTTTAGAGATGTGTCTAATGGGCTAAATAAATACAGAGGAATGTTTCGCGAAGTTAAACCATACTTGATTTTTGAATTGAGTCTTAGAATTCCAGGAATCATTTTGAATCAACATAAAGATAACAAAAATGGATTCCGTTTTTGTTTAGGATATAAGTTACGGTAAAATGATTTATTCTGTAATAAAGATTCAAAGGTGGTTTCGGGCATTGGATAAGTGTAGAAAATGCGGAAGTAAACATCTAGCTTGGAAGTATATTTGTGTCTATTGTTATCATGATAGACATAATGGAGATAACCACTTTTTTTAAAAATGGATTTATTTGCCTAAAGGTTTAGGCAAAGAAATGCAATTCACTTACGTTCTGAATTCGCCTAATGGCGCAATGCTGACAACTTTGTATTCAAAGGAAAATCAAGTTCTGATTGCCGGTAGTTTCAATATTGGACATGAGAGTTTAAGTTTGTACCACGAAATCAAAGAAGGTCCAAATGCCGGATTGATTTTGCAACATATTCTGAACTTTAAAACACGTACTGTTACAATCATTGGAGAAAATAACAAAGGATATGGAAAGCTAAGGATAGTCTTGCTTACACCAACCCGTGAAAACGGATTTGATAAGTCCAAGTTATAACATAAGGAAAAATGGGAATCAAATTTCAAATCAAATACATTGGAAGCAAGGCGTCCGAACAAATTTCGGATGAGAACCAGCGTCTGCTGGCAAACGCATGCAATACTGATCGAGATGCAGACGTTGTATTCTACCACAAGGTAGGAAACAACGTCCAAAAGCTAATGGCTAGTTTTACGATGCTTGATGTTATCATGCTTGATAACGAAGATACTGAGTTGCGAATCCTAGAACTGGTTTGGGATCCGGACTACAATTTGGGATTCGTGTTTGTCGAGCGAGACAACTTAATCAATTATAGCAAGTATTCCGACGAGAACCAGCGTAGGTTTATTGATCATTTCAATAGGACGCCGTTCAGCAGAATCATGGCGATTCACAAATCACAAAAAGAGGAAGATGTAAAAATCGAGGAGCATCTGGTTGACTTCAGCATGATGACTGTTCAGAACATTAGGTCAGGACAGTTTAGCAAATTGTGTATTGGCTGGTGGTAATCATTCGTCCATCAACATTAATGCCATTGCAGCATAGTTATGAAGATCGATTAAGGTATCACGGATACCTTCATCTTTAACCAGATTTACGCCGTTTTTTGTTACAGAGATAGAACGTTGAAGTTTATCTTCTATACGCATCAAAACACCAATAACGCCATACTTAGCAAATGCATCACCATAATCGGCGTTTTTTCTAGTAAAAAGCTCCAACGCTTCTTCGTGAATCTTTTTCATTTGGTCAACTCTATTCATTTCATTATGAAATGATCAAAATGTTAAAATATGTTATTTCGTGTGTTCTAATACCCATAACCCTTGTAAAAAACAATCTGCTAAGTCATCTTTTTTCGGATGTTTTAGCATAAAGGCTCTATTTTCAGGAGGAACAAGCTCGGTAGCATGAACAATACCTGTTTTCTTTCTACCCTTATAAGTCTTTGTAGAATCTTCTAGCGTAATTACATTTGTTAGCTTATGAACTGCAGATACGCCTTTACATTTAAAACCTTGAGTGACGAACCACATATGAAGCATTCCTTGAACACATAGCATACGTTTATCAGGCTGTTGTTCAAAAACTACAAGATCGGAATTTTTCCAAACGTATGCACGTTCTTGGAGAGAGAATGCTATTGCTGGTGCCAAATCAACAACAGAACCTTGCTTTGCAGATTTGACGCATCGTTTCCAAACACTTCCCGAAAATGCGGCATATAGTTTGTCCACAAGTTCTTTCTTGGTTTTGCCCTGAATCTGTAAGGGGGTACCTAACACAAGTAGTTCCTCTTTCGTCTTCTTCGCGAGGGTTGACTTGGTGTATGTCGACCCAGATGTCCCTTTGTGGCGAGTGCACGCGTATATCTTCTGCGACTGAACCCAGCATGCCGGTTTCTTACATTTATGACACAATGGTTTATCTAGACCGCCCATTTCTGCCATAACATCGATCAAATCCCAACCTGTAATTTTTAAATCGTGACGCGATGAACCTTCAAGAACACAATAAGCCAGATTACGCAATCCAACATCAAACGATACTAGCTTCATTAGTGTATTTGGTTTAAAATATGTAAAACACATTAGGATGTAGCTTTCAAAAGCTGAAGAAGAACGTTCTTGGAATCGCGCTTACCAAAAGGAATGCCCTTTTTGGTAAGAAGTTCACGGAGTTCCGAGGCTGACTTATCTTGCAGATCATCTACGTCAACAGGTGTAACCGGAGGAGGAGGTGGACCCTCGACAACTTCAACTTTCTCTTTGACAGATACTCGATCATCCTCCTCCTCTTCAATTTCTGACTGTACTTCTTCTTGTTTCGTATTTTCTACATGAGTGGCGAGAGCGAGCGCCAAGGATTGCAAATGTTGAAGCATGCGCGTCTGTTGCCAATACAAGTATCCCATCATACCGGAAAGTACAAAAATCATAAGAGCAAGAACTACGATAGTTACATATGTAAGTTCCATTTTGGTAAATTATTGGGAATAAACATTCTTTCTTTAAACGTAAAGAAATGGTAATTTCTGTAGATGCATCGGAACATTTGCGTCTTCGTAGACTAGCAGTCATCAGCAAAAGTAATAGTACGGTAGATCCTAGAAAGTTTCGAGCACTGACTTCTTATTCATCGTATGATCCATCTACAACAAAAACGACAGGAGTAGTTTGCAATGATACGTGTAGAAGAGATACTAAAGCTCATAATATATTTTCAGCAATTCAATTCCGAGGGACCTTATATGGTCGTTAATTTTTAAAAGTCTTCATCAAATGTAATTTTTGATGCATCTTGATTTATAGGTTTCGAATATTCAGAAACTTTCTTTTCAAAGAAGTTTGTTTTACCTTCTAACGAAATCAACTCCATGAAATCAAACGGATTCGTGGACTTGTATATTTTTGAAATACCTAATTGTTGTGCTAATCTGTCTGCAACAAACTGAATGTATTGGGTCATGTCTTTTGAATTCATACCGATCAAAGAGCAAGATAAAGCCTCGCAAATAAACTCGGTTTCAATTTCAACAGCTTCTCTAATAATCAACTCGATTTCTTTTTGTGTGAGTTTATGGCGTAACTTATGATATAAAGCAATCGCAAACTCGGTATGTAAAGCTTCATCGCGCGAAATGAGTTCGTTCGAAAACGTAAGTCCCGGCAATAATCCTCGTTTCTTGAGCCAGTAAATAGCACAGAATGATCCGCTGAAGAAGATCCCTTCGACGCATGCAAATGCAACTAGGCGAGTAGCATATTTATCTGACGATTCGATCCACTTCATAGACCATTCCGCCTTTTTTGCAATGCAAGGAATTGTGTCAATTGCACGAAAGTATTTAGTTTTTTCTTCATCATCTTTGACATACTGGTCAATTAGCAACGAATATGTTTCAGAATGAATCCCTTCCATGGCATTCTGGATACCGTAAAACAGTCTAGCTACTGGAGACTGAATTTCTTTTTGGAAACGCGAAGCCAAATTTTCTTGAACGATTCCGTCACTTCCTGCAAAGAATGCAAGAACGTGCTTGATAAAGTGCTGCTCACGATCATCGAGTTTCTCCCAATCATCGCGATCGCGACTAAAGTCGATTTCCTCTACAGTCCAGAAGGTCGCTACTGCTTTCTTGTAAAACACATACAGATCCGACTCTGCGGACGAGATTGGAAACAAAGTGTACCGCTCACCCATTGACGTATTTGACGAATTAAACAAAGGCTCCATTGTAAGTAAGTTAAACTGATTGTCCATTGTTGTTAATAAATATGGAAGATTCGTTTTCTACAGATGTTTTATCCAATATACTATCACCAAAAATCGTGAGTGATGGGAAAGGTGGGTTTACTACAAAGGTAGATATACAAAATATTGATACTATACAGCTCAGTAATAATATCTTACGAGCAGGAATTGTAGCTGTAGGGAATGACACTGTTGCAACAAACACAATTAAATATTCATTTGATGGACAAAAGTGGAATCCAATAACTTCTGGAGGATTTACGGGTGGAAACGGAGGTAATGGTGTTTCATTTAACGGTGATAGTTGGGTAGCTGTTGGAAATAGTGGTACAGGTGCAAACACAATTCAATGGTCAGAGGATGGAAAATCCTGGTATTCTATAAATTCTGGAGGGTTCTCTAATAGTGGCGTTGGAGTATCTTTTAATAAATCATTGTGGGTATCTGTTGGTTCTGATGCAGTAGATACAAAATCAATACAGTGGTCGACTGATGGAAAAATATGGAATGATTCTTTTACTGGTGGTTTTTCAAATACTGGTAGAGGAGTTGCTTTTGGAGCGAATCGTTGGGTGGCAGTTGGATCTCCAACTGGAACAATATCTAATACAATTCAATGGTCAGATGATGGTAAAATATGGTATCCATCAAATGTAGGAGGATTTGATATAAACGGTTTAGGAGGAGTTGCAGTTACATCAAATGGTAGTAGATGGGTAGCTGTTGGAGATGGAGGTGGTACTGGTACAAACACAATTCAATGGTCTAATGATGGAACTATATGGAATCCAATAATTTCAGGAGGATTTTTAACAGGTATTGGAGAATCTATAGCATGGAACGGATCTATATGGGTTGCGGGAGGATCTTATTCTGGAATGCCTATATCAAACTCTATTCAATGGTCATTAGACGGTTTACGATGGAACTCTGTATTTACAGGAGGGTTTGATGCGGGGGCGAAAGGATTAACATGGGATGGTAATCAATGGGTAGCTGTTGGGAACACACTTGGAAACACAAGTCAAAAATCAATTCAAACTTCAGCTGATGGTAAAAACTGGTTTAACGTAAGCTCGAGCGGATTTATTTATGGCAATGGTGTTTCTTCTGGACTTGTTGCTATTGATGTTACGCCTGGACCAACTGGACCAACTGGACCTTCATATACTGGACCAACTGGTCCCGAAGGTAAACCGGGGAATACTGGTTCTACAGGTCCAACCGGACCTTCACACACTGGTCCGGCAGGTAGTACTGGAGACACGGGTTCATTAGGAGCAACTGGACCTTCATACACTGGTCCAACAGGAAGTGTTGGTCCAACAGGTCCTACGTATACAGGTCCTACGGGTCCAGCTGGTCCTTCATACACTGGTCCGGCAGGTCCAACTGGACTAGCTTCTACCGGTCCAGCTGGAGCAACTGGTCCCATTGGTATGACAGGTGCCGGATCAACTGTAACGGGTCCAACTGGCACATATGTAGTTCCTCCAGTTACTATGATTGCTGTTGGACAAGATTATGCAGCGTTTACATCCGGAAACAGAGGAATTATTAGATCCACAGATGGAGGATTATCGTGGACTGGAACTTCTGGAGGGTTTAATTATGGTGGAGGCGCCGGCATTAGTGTTGCATGGAATGGTTCTTATTGGGTAGCTGGTGGAACAAACGGGTCGGGCAATACAATCTTTGCATCATTCGACGATGGTAATTCTTGGACTGCTGCTACAGGTGGATCTGCTTCTGTTCAACTTGGATTTGCGTGGAACGGATATAGATGGGTAGGTGTGGGATTGGGGGGAAATACTATTAATACATCTATAGACGGGTTATCCTGGACAGGTGCTAATGGTAGTTTTTCAGGATCTGGAAATCAGGTTATCTGGAATGGATCAATATGGGTAGCTGTGGGAAACGATAGTGCTGGACAACTTGGAACTATTCGTACATCCACTGACGGTATATCATGGAGTGGGACAACACAAGGATTCACAGATTATGGAAATGGATTAGCTTGGAATGGGTCATTATGGGTTGCTGTCGGAAAAGATGTTGATGGTCAATCCAGAAGTATTCTTACATCAACAGATGGATTAACGTGGAGTATAGGGACAAGAGGAGGATTTACTTATGAGGGTTCAGGTGTTGCATGGAATGGGAAAATATGGGTGGCTATAGGAGTAGACGTGGGTCCACCACAAGTTGGGAGTATTCGTATATCGTTGGATGGAAATACATGGACTAATCCAACAACTTTGTTTCCATACGCTGGAAGCGGAATTACATGGAATGGGACAAGGTGGGTAGCTACAGGACAAACTGGTCCGGCAAATACAATATTTACTTCTACGGATGCATTAACATGGACCGGATCAACAGGTGGGTTTTTATTTCGTAGCGTCAATGTCGCAAGTACTAACATGTGGCAAACACCTCCTACAGATCTGAATTCAACAATAGATAAACTCAAGAACGGGCTTTTTTCTCTAAAAGGAACATATATTTGAACGTATTGCGATTTGTATATTAAACGGATTGTCGTCTGTTGATAATAAATATGGTAGATCCATATTCTGGAATTAGCGCTAATATTTTAGCAAAAACATTTTCATCAAAAACAGTTAATGATGGTAGTAGTTATAGCACAAAAACAGATATTTTGAACATAGATTCAATAAATGTAATAACCGGAGTTATTTATACATCAAATATAAGCCCTACAGGTCCTACAACTCCTTCATATACTGGTAATACAGGATCTATAAATTTATCAAGTCCTACAGGTTCAGCTGGGTGTACAGGTAGCTCGGATATTACTGGTCCTACAGGACCACGTGGCTTTACAGGTCCTAATGGTGCAACAGGACCAACAAGTTATACCGGTTCTACAGGTCCAACTGGATCAAGATATATATTCCAACCGGACACGATAGCGGTTGGAGAAGACATAAACGGCAGAACAATTCTTGCATCTAATGATGGCGGATTGACGTGGGTTAATACAACTGGTGGATTTAATACATCTGGTGGAGGTATACCTAGAGGTAATGCGGTTACATGGAATGGAACAACATGGGTAGCTGGAGGGTCGGATATTAATGGAATTCGTGTATCATCAAACGGATTATCTTGGCAGAATGTTACATTATCTGATGTATATAATGGATACTCATGGTATGGCTTTGCATCAAATGGATCACGAACTGTAGGAGTTAAAAGAGATCCTGGTGGGACAACCGGAACGATTCGTGTATCGGATGACAACGGATATTCGTGGACTGGTACAGTCGGAGGTTTTTTTGCTATTGGAAATGGAGTTGCATGGAATGGATCAATGTGGGTTGCTGTTGGTTTAAAAGAAGCAAATAATGTATCACCCACGATATTGTCATCTATTGATGGGATATCTTGGACTGGTACAAATGGATCATTCGATGATCGAGGAAATGGAGTTGCTTGGAATGGATCAATGTGGGTTGCTGTAGGGCTGGATTCCGGGGGATCAACTGGAACTATTCGTGTATCTGATAACGGAAGTTCTTGGTACCCCGTAACAGGTGGATTTCCTGGTTTTGGAAATAGTGTAGCTTGGAACGGATCCAGATGGGTAGCTGTAGGATCTGCATCCGTAACGGAAACAATCAAATGGTCTGACAATGGAAGAGATTGGAATAATGCTACAGGAGGGTTTAGCAATATGGGTAATGCAGTTACTTGGAATGGAACAAGGTGGGTAGCTGTAGGCAGTGAAGGAAGAACAGGGTCTATTCGTTTATCGGATGACAATGGGCTATCTTGGTATCTTGTACCAGCAGGATTTAGTAGTTCTGGTGAAGGACTCGGAACTACATATTCTTTCATGTCAAATGATAAAACTAGAGGTCAAATAGGTCCAACTGGGATACAAGGACCAACGGGACCTGTTGGTCCGGATCTTTCTACCCCACTAACAAGCCTTCCAGGTATACCAGTTACAGTAGCAGTTGGGCAGGGTGCAAACGGATCTATACTTATTTCCAGAGATGGAGGATTATCTTGGGCTGGTGCAACCAATGGATTTTCAAGTATTGGTTTTGACGCCGCATGGGGAGGTGACAAGTGGGTGGCTGTAGGCGTAGATACTATTCAAAGACCAGAAACTTCTATTCTTACATCTCCGGATGGACAAACATGGTCGAATACAACTGGCGGCTTTCCATCTTTTGGAGGTAAAGGTGTTGCATATAACGGTTCAAGATGGGTGGCTGTTGGCGATAATGATAGTGGAATAGGAACAATTAGATGGTCGGATACCGGGACTGAGTGGTTTCCTGCAACAAATGCATTTAATCAAGCTGGCAATGGTATTGCATGGAATGGAACGCGGTGGGTAGCTGTTGGTCAAGATTCTAGATCAAATAATAAAATTTTGACATCTACAGACGGAAAAATATGGAGTAGTACTACAGGGTCTTATTTTTCTAATGGGTTTGGCATTGCATGTAATAATAATAATTGTGTAGCAGTAGGAGGATTTGGAAATAAAAACATTTTTGTGTCAACAGATGGAGGATTGTCTTGGAGCGAGTCAAATAACAATTTTTCAAGTGTAGGGTTTGGAGTTGCATGGAATGGAACAAGTTGGGTAGCTGTAGGCTCAGATTCAGCTGGACGAACCGGAACTATTCGTACATCTACAGACGGATTTAATTGGACTGGTGCAACAGGTGGGTTTTCTTCTTCTGGACATGGTGTTACGTGGAACGGATCTAGATGGGCGGCTGTAGGGCAGGATTCTGCGGGACCAACCGGTAGTATTCGTACATCTACGGATGGGGTTTCATGGATTAGTGTAACGGGTGGATTTTCTAATTTTGGAAGGGGAGTTTCAAGTCAAAACGATTTTCCTTTTACGCAAGGAACTAGAGGTGTTGATGGACCAGCAGGTCTCACAGGTCCGACTGGAATGACGGGTCCAACCGGTGCAGCAGGTCCTACGGGACCATTGTATACTGTCCCAATTGTTACTACGCTTGCTCTAGGAGGTAATAATAATAATGAAGCTACAGGTTCTATACAATATTCCTATAATGGTAAAGATTGGTTAAATAATTCATCTGGAGGGTTTGGAATCTGTCGTGGGGTTACATGGAATGGGTCTATGTTTGTAGCCGTTGGAGCGATGATTCCTGTAAGAAGTATAGGTTCTATACAATATTCTTATAATGGTAAAGATTGGTTTAATAATGACACTGGAGGGTTTGGAGTCCAAGGTAGTGGGATTGTATGGAATGGATCTATGTTTGTAGCAGTTGGAACCGTGGACTATTCAAGCACTATAGGTACTATACAATATTCCTATGACGGTAAAAAATGGTTTAACAATGACACCAGGGGGTTTATAATCGGCCGAGGGGTTATATGGAATGGATCTATATTTGTAGCCGTTGGAGGGATATCTGTTGGAGTATCTTTAGGTTCTATACAATATTCCTATGATGGTAAAAATTGGTTTAACAATAATACCGGAGGGTTTGGAGTCCAAGGTAATGGAATTGTATGGAATGGGTCTATTTTTGTAGCTGTTGGTAGTAATAGTGGATCTATAGGTTCTATACAATATTCTTATGACGGTAAATATTGGTTCAACAATGAGACGGGAGGGTTTTCAGGTTCAGGTTCTGGTGTTACGTGGAATGGTTCTATGTTTGTAGCCGTTGGAAAGATGTCCGGTGGAGGATCTTTAGGCTCTATACAATATTCCTACAATGGTAAAGATTGGTTAAACAATGATAGTGGAGGGTTTACAAACTCAGGTGGTGGGGTTACATGGAATGGAAATATGTTTGTATCAGTTGGATTGATGGATGCTGCAAGCACTATAGGTTCTATACAATATTCCTATGATGGTAAAAATTGGTTTAACAATGACACCGGAGGGTTTACTCTTTCTGGGTTTGGTGTCGGTTCAACAAACGTATGGGCTGGTCCAACTGGACCAACAGATTTTGATTCTACAATTAATCAATTAAGAAACGCACTGTTTTTCAAGAAAGGAACTTATATTTGAATTTTTCCTACAATTTTATGAATCGACAAAGAAGAAACACCGGAAGCTTCGGAAACTGCTTTCATTTGCGTTTTGGTTTTCAAACCCATAACAAACGCAACAACACCTGCCACAATAGTTTTTGGAGTATGTTCGAAATCATCTTCAGATTTCAAAGAAATTTGTAGTAAAACGTCCATGATTCTTGTACGTTGGTCATCATTTAGCGAAAGAGTTGCACAAAGTCTTTCAGCGATTCCAAGTTGAGTTTGAAGCACAGTATTGTCGGAAGGAGAGAAGTAAGCAACAGCTTTGCATAATGCACGAATATTTACCAACATTAACTTAGCAATTTCTTCGTAAGAACGTGGAACGCCATTGTTTCTGCACGCAACAAATATAGCGGCTCCGATTAGAGCACGACGTGTTTCACCCCGAACTTTTTGAGCATCTTCCAGTTGTTTATACATTCCACATGCGTCCATAATAATGGCTTTTGGTAAACCTGCACGAGTACACGATAAATTAATAGAATCGAATATACCCATCCATGACCTTTGAGAGTTAGAAGATAGCGACCAACACGAAAGTCTTTGAAGAGCTTTCATGTTTGCCGAATTCACGCCTTTGAAAGAAATTATTGAGCCATATGAAGATTCTGGAAGAAGTTCGGAAGTTACAAACCCAGTTCTGCACTGATCTTCGCCTTTCGAATCTTCGTAATTGCGCCATTCAGCTCCTTCATCAATGACTTGATCTAAAATTAATCCGCAAGTAGTACAGACTTGCTGTCCTTCATCAATAACTAATGTATGTTGACACATTTTGGTGTATTCGTTTAGATGGATTTATTTCCATTCGTTTTACGCAAAGATTTTAGCAAAGACCATTCTTCAGGAATTACTTTTACGAAATGTGTTTTCAAAAACTTATTGTACAAAAACTGGATCTTGGTTGACAAATCCCCCAAAAACAAAAACATGGCAAATGCAAAAAATAAGCCTGAAATATAAGTGTCAATATCTCTATCTAGTTGCCGACTAATCGGAAATATAGGTGGATTTTCGCGAATAATGTGAGTAGTCCAGTAAGCAATAATACCTATCAAACTTAATTCGGTTCCAACATCGACAAATTGATAGAACGTATTACTCTCTTCCCATTCTTTGGTATGATCTTCAAACAAATGAAATAGCAAATAGGAAATTAGAGCGCCAAACACTGTGTAAAACAACGACAGAATCGCAATGTTCAAAGTTCCACCCAAAATTTCATACGTATCCATTATTAGTTAATCTGTAAATTTCAAAATCATAACCCCCGCTCCGATCATTGCAATAGCAAAATAATCGTGAAGATGTAAAGATTCTTTGAAATACAGAACGCCTACACTAGTTGTAGCCATAATAGATAGTCCAGACCACAAAGCGTTTGTGAATGCAAGACCTGTAAGCTTAAATGTTTTAACAAGGAAAATGCCTACTCCGGTATACAAAAACATTCCTGCTAAAAACCATCGCCAGTCGTTCAAAGAATGTTTGAAACAAGACATTGCGCATGTTTCAAGACCAACAATCACAATAATATAAAACAAAACCCACATGTGTGCACTGGAAATCTTGAATGCCATTATGTTATTACTCAGAAGGATCTCTTGACATGAACGCAATAGCAGAAGGATCATAGACTTGAGGACGATAGTTTGTGGCTAACATAGGTCTTCCAACATCTCGGGTTTTCACAGGCTTTATCCACGAAATCAGCAAGTATTTGGTGTCAACGACCCATACCCAATATCCTGCAGCCGAATACTCTTTCACTAAAAACTCCAAGGCTTCAGACAGAGCATATAAAGGATAGCCAAACACAAAAGTAGGAACTTCGTAAACAATATAAGGAGCTCCAGTATTATGAACAGCTTGTTGACGTATTTTTGACTGAATTTGGGTCATAACAGGAGACATTGCCGCCATTCTGTTTAGTCTCCTACCTTCTTGTTCGGTCCATACTTCACGGGCTTTCAGCATTGTTACTTATTACCTAACAAGAATGTCTATTCTGTTCAAAAAACTTGTGCTCGGAGGAGGAGGAATGAAAGGAATTATGCATGTAGGAGCTTTACAAGAATTGAAAAAACATCAAGATCTTATTTTTTCGGATGGAGTTTGGGGATGTTCAATAGGTTCAATAATTGGTATTTTGGTTGCATTTGAATTAGAACTGAAACCCGAACTTATTTCCAAATATATGGATTTTGATAATGTTGTTGAAGATATAAAATTTCAAGACATTCGAAATGTATTTGGAGCAAAGGGGTTGTTTACAATGAACAAATTTACGGAAACATTAACAACATTATTTAAGGAAGAATATGATCTAGATATAACGACAACAAAAATCGGGGATTCAAAAATGCCGTTGTTTATTGTTGCATCAAACATTTCGAAAGGCGTTCCCACAATATTTTCAAATGATGTTTTACTGATTGATGCAATACGGTGTTCGTGTTGTATTCCATTGATCTACAAACCTCAGGAATTATATGGGCAACTGTATGTAGATGGAGGATTATTTGCGCCATATTTGTGTACACTTGTTCCTGATGGTCTACATTTTGTTTTAACGAAAAAGAGATCAAAAAGATTTAGTGTTGATAATTTAGAAACGATAGGACCATTGGATTATATGAGAAGTTTGTATTCTATGTCAATGAATCAATTCTATAAATTCCATAGATCTGAATATTCATTGGAATTAGAATATCCAAAACTATTTTCCGATTCTTCGCTAGAAGAATTTGATATTGATGATATTTTAAATCATAGTGGGAAACTACTAAAAAGTTTTCTCATCACCAAGGGCTTTCTTAAGGAACTCACGGAAGTTGACTACGTTCGGCTTGCCGATCATCTCGTATAACTTTGTGGAAGTTTGGACTTTGAAAGTGGGATATGTTTTTATTCCATACAAAGCAGATTTACCCTTATCGGTTTCTGCATTAATTTCTTCAAACGAAACCGTTTTTCCGCCGTATTTGTAATTAGAGTTTTTAATAAATTGTTTTAAAGAATGCCAGGGCTGTTGTGCGGTTTTGCAATGGGGACACCAAGTAGCATAGAAAAACATAAAGTTGGCTTGATTATCATCAAGTCCACTGGCTGTAGGAGGCTCTTGTTCGATTAGTCTAGCGCCAGGAGGTGTACCTGTCCACCAGTAATATAAGCCGATGGAAGACAAAACAACGATGAAAGACACAATAAGCTCAGTCCACATCTTTATCTTTACGAAACGAGGGATATAAAATTCGAGCATCTTCTCGCTGATTCTCAAAGAATTTACGATATGCTTCTTCAGGTTTCATTTGGTCTCGAATTTGAAGCCATGCTACTTGGATTGTCTGCGTTTCTGGTTCGTACGGCTTTTTATCGATTTTGTACCAATTTCCTTTGTATCGAATGCGTTCCATGGATTTGTTAGTGCATGAATAAATTGAATCCATTTTGAATCTTTTGATTTCTTACACCACTCCTTGAAAGTGTATTGGCTTCCCATCGAAAGGTTACATCGAGAACATATTGGTACCAAATTAGAAAGATCTGTAGATCCTCCTTTGCATTCGGGAACATCATGTCCAGCCTGAAAATCAAAAACATTAATTTTATTGCGACACCAAGTGGTTTTGCATTTAGTTTCAAATCTTTTGCCAACTTTTTGGATCCAAAGCTGTTCTCTCAACGCTTTGGGAATCTTCTTTTTAATGTAATCCATTATGTTAATAAAGCTGTATCGTGAAAAACGGATTCATTTGTTCTCAATTTGAACTATGGTATGAAAGCCTTTGATTTACAATGGCAAGCGAACTAGTAATTACCAAGAAGGCAATTGACCAATTCTTTGAGAAGAATGCAGACGATGAGTATACACGGATATTACACCACTTTACAAGCGGTGATGATTTCTGCGAAGAAGATACTCCTATAATTACCAAGATAGTGAAGACTATGAAGTCCAAGCACGGCGACGCTGTGCGGTGGAGGGTGCCCATGTCTTTGGACGACCGAAACTCGAATCTTGTTGGGTTTGTGTGGAAGAAGAATGATGAATTCAAGATTATTTCTACATACACTAAGATTGACGATTACGGAAGCGTTGCGCCACAGTTTGTGGTTGGCAATGCTCCGGACGAGTTTGAGCCTAAACACTGGCTAAAGGTTGTTGATAACAACGGGATTGTCTTTCTTAGCGAAGAAATCAAAAACAAGATCAACTCATTGATCGCAGAAAACCCGAACGCGGAACATCACAAAATCGAAATTAAAAAATCTAAATACATTGTTCAAGTTTCCTTGGACACCAAAAGTGTTAAGGCATGGGCAGAGTTTGACGGACACGTGTTGATGGTTTAAAAACAAAAACATTTTTGCTTTAAAACGAATTCATTCAGTTCAGTCAAAGAAGATAACAAGATGCCTATTCAAGAATTCAACATGCCAAATCTTCGCGAAATTGTGAGTGTGTTGCCAAAACAAATTCTTACCGGTGTTGGACTCCATTATGAAGTTCAACAGCGGAATGAACAGAGGTGGATTGTCTACGTGGATATTCCAAATGGACACCGTTCTGCAAAGTTGGAGTTTATTATCGCTAATGATGTGAATTTCCCAAATGATCCTGATATTGCAGGATCCGTGCTGCGTCGAGGATGTATTCCTCGTCATATGATCGAGCTTATCATGGATTCTATCCTTGAGAGGCTTTAAAATTAGAAATTAAAAATTAAAAAGTGTCAAAACACATATTTTTTACGGGAAGCCGACAAGGTGAGCGCCAATACCAAACCCAGCGCCCGTGCGAGCCGACGCAGCCACTGAGGGGGCATATACATCAAGAAGAGCAAAGGTTGCAAGCGCAACAAGACCGATCATACCAATCTGGGAGAGAGGTAGAGCCTTGCCACCCATGAACTTGGGAAGCCAGAACGCGGCGATTGCGACTACGAGACCCTCAAGACCATATTTAACAGCGCGCTGTACTAAGTCGCCAATATCAACACCAGGAGCAGCAGATGGTTTAGCTTCGGGCATTTTTATACAAGACTTTAGATAATTATTCGATGAAACACATTCGATATAAATTTTTAATTGATTCTGATGTTATAAAAAAATATAAGTTAAACACTATTGTCCAACGCGAATTTATCCATATAAGTGTTCTAGCATATTTAAATGATCCTGAAGGTTGGTCAAAGCAAGGATACTTTTTTGAGTCCGTTGACCAAAATGAAAAAGTATTGATTCGTCTTTCTCAACCATCTACTATTGAAAAGTTGTGTGGATTTTCAAAAAATCTTTCGTGCGCAGAACTTGGAGGACGTCATATGTACTTGAATGCAGATCGATGGTTTCATGGCGCATCTGCTTCAAAACTCAATCGGGAAGATTATCGACAATATATGGTTTCTCATGAAATCGGACATATTTTAGGATATGAGCATTCAAAGTGTCCATGTGTGGGATGTAAGGCACCAATCATGATGCAGCAGACACTTGGTATAGGAGAATGTAAACCAAATACTAAAATATCTTAATAATACAAATGGTATGTCGTAAGACCTCACTTGAAACTACGGTCGCGGCAATTGTTATAGTTTTGATTTTTATATCATTGGCTTTATCTGTAGGTGGTCTTGCTCGTTACATTTATAATGTCGAAGATACTGCAGATATAAACAAGGACAGCCTTGTTCTAGCAGGAAATGTGTTTCAAGCTTTAACACTTTTTGGTTCTCTTGGAATTCTGTATTCTGCAAAAGATATTGCTCCAACGACTGCAATATTGGGCTTACCGATTCTTGTTAACTTAGTTATTATTCTTTATGTAACAAATATGGCGAATCCCACTATTGCAGGTGAGTGGACAGCCGTTGTATTTATTACGATTGATGCAATGCTAAAACTTACAGCTGTATTAATTGGATATGGTGTCTGCTCAGTCAACGAAGTTCCTCAAGTTCTTACTACAATGGCGAACACTGTATTGGGAGGTCGTCGTTAAATATCTGACTTTAACAGAGGGTTGTATTAGTAAACAAATGCCTCGCGAAGTATTGCCCAAACTCGAAGATGATGGAACTTCAATTGACTATCTTGATGAAGATCCCGAGATTCCGACTCAACGTTATTCGATAATTTCCTTCATCTCTCCCGAAAAGACGATTAAGCAGAAACAAGAATTCTTTAACGAAGAATTTATTAAGTGGCTAGAATATGACTGGAAAATCAAGGGTCTCGAACATTTCATGGTATTCCTTTCTAAAAAATATAGCTTGAAAGTCGACGATCTAATGAAAGATATGCAAGAGTTTACTAAGGTCCATCAAGATGAGGTAAAGAAAACCGATGTTAACGAACAATACCAAGTATTTTTGCTAAAGAATGAAAAGGATCTGGAGACACAGTTCTCTGAAAAGGTGGAGTTTCGTACGAATGTGCGAGGCGTAAAGGTCCGCCGCGTCTTCGCAAACTTGGAGGAGTGTCAGCAATACGCAAAAGTCTTGCAGCGAAAGTATCCTCGAGACAATCTGTATATTGGAAAGGTGGGTTGTTGGCTTCCTTGGGATCCTTCTGAACACATGATGCCTGAAGTAGAGTATGCAGAGAAGGAGCTGAATGAGCTAATGCGCAAGTACAAGGAGAACGAGGTTAATCGCGATATCTTTTTTGAGGAGGAAAAGCAGCAGAAGATTGAGGATCAAAAGAAAGAGAATGCGGCTCGTAAAAAGGCGCTTGAAGATGAGAAGAGAGATAAGGGTATCATGGACATTTCCGATCTAACTGAGCAGTTTAATACGGCTCTACACCCATCCGAGGGAGCAATTCGTGATATGTAAAATATACGTTTAGTACAAATGTCGAAACGTGCGTTAGACGTTGAAATGAGCGATCCACCATCTAGACGTCAACGTACACTCACTCAAAAAGGTAAAGAGTTTTTTGATTCTTTGAGGGATAAAGCTGAACGACGCAAGACTACTATTCGTAGAAAGTTCCCCAATATGAAATCGATGCTTGACGAGTTAGATAAAATCGAATCCGATGCTGATCCTGAAGAAGCAAACCAGGAAATAGATTCTCTAATTGCTAACTTTCAATTAACGGGTATTGGTGGAAGGCGAAAAACTCGTAAATATAAGGGTGGCAAAAAGAGACGGACACGTAAGCATTAAATTATCTGCGTTTATCAGAATCTTCCTTCTTGATTTTTACCCAAGGATCGGTTGATTTGCGTTTGATTTTGTCTGGCGAATATTCGTCTTGATCTAAAATTGTACTCATGAACGGTTTATTATCAGCCCACAAAGACTCATCGCATAGCTTGAAAGGTGGGTGTTCTGAAGCTTTATACCAAAATACTTGATCTTCTAACTTATTGGATTGAATCCCGTTGCAGACGACTAAACACTCATAGTTCTCTGTGCACTGGTCCATAAATTGACAAAACATTTGAAATGTTGGAAACATACCTGCATAATTATCATAAATACGCTTACGATTACCAATAACGTTTTCACGAAGAATAAATACAAAATCTATATTTGTTCTCAAATTTGGTGGAACACCCAAAGGATATTGCATAGTGATTAGTGTAGCAAGATCAATGTGGCGCCCGTTCATGAAAACGTATCTAGTTGATTCTTCATTCATCCAAGTTTTATCGTACAAACAATCGTCCAAAATAAGGAAAGCGCGTGGATCAACATTCGAATGTCCACCTCCTCTATTTACACTATTTCTTGCTTGCTTAACAGCCATCTGACGCTTGATTGAACCCATAACGATAGCAGGATTATACTTATCGTGAATCAGCTTTGTGGGAACTAAGTCTTGAAAAAATGGGCTGGCTACCTCAGAACCCGAAATAACTGTTCCAATAGGAAAGCAGTCTCGAGTATTTGCAAGAATATCTCTAACCAAGAAAGATTTTCCAGTATCGCGCTTTCCAATTAAAACAATCATGGGGGACTTTTTAGAATCTAGTGAACATCTATCGCGAATCATATCCATACTAAATTTCCGGATATTGAAGTTCATCTTAATTTAATGCGTGAAGTTTTTGATTATGCTTTAACCTGCTTCTATAATATGGTCAAACGGAAACAACCTCAAAATGGCGAGCTTCGAAGTTCGCATGTTCCGTTGACTATTCACAAGTATAGTCCATCCTTGTTTAGTGATGCAAATCTTTCGTCTTGGAACATTTCAAAACTCCAACCATATTTTCCTGCAATTGAAAAGCTTTTTAAGATTTCAAATCTGGAGAATATTACGAGTTACGGACTTAAATTCGAGAATGAAATAACATCAATTTTAGGCTCTGATAAAATACGAACTAGCAAAGGTCAAACTGTTGATATCCATAAAAAGATTACAATGATAGTATCGCCATATAAATGGATGCGTGGTGAACATTGGAGCACACATGGTCTTCCAACGTCTATGGAAAATGCTACATCAATTATGAATAAAATTCAAAACTCAAATAATGCTGCATATGTAGGAGCAATTATTAGCAGCGTTCTTTCTGAATCAGGATGCGACCATTTTCCAAAAGTATATGGTGTATTTTCCGGAATATCGGAGACGCATACAATTGATATTTCTGAAGACTATGGTGAATTATCCGAAAGACCTTGGTTTTCGCAAAATATCGGAAAGCTTTTTGATGTAAAATTAACTGATGAAATTCAGGATGAAATGGAATTCAAACATACGCGAACATCCAAGCATGCTATTCAACTTGGAGACACGATAATGTTGGAAGGAATGATAGAAGAATTGGAAGCTCCTCATATTCAAGATGTAGAAATTGCGGATATTAACAAGGTCTTTAATGAAGATACTGAAGTTAACGATAATCAGTCAGATTCTTCATCTGTATCAACTTCATATATTTTTGCGGTAAATTCATGTGAGTGTAGTGATGACGAAGACGAAGATGATGAAATGACATGTGAACCATTTGCATGGGCTACATTCAAGAATGCTCCTGTAGAAGTAACTGTAATGGAAAAGTGTAATGGGACACTGTATGAACTTCTTATGAAATTTCCTGAACCTGAAAAGCACTTGGCTTGGCTCTCTCAAGTAATGTTTGCACTTGCATATGCGCAACGTAATTTTGGACTAACGCATAATGACCTTCATGCAAATAACATAATGTATGTTCCTACCGACAAAGAATATTATTATTACAATTGTGGTGGTTTGTTATACCGGGTACCGACGTTTGGGTACACGATTAAAATAATAGATTTTGAGAGAGGTATTGCATCCGTAAAAATTGCAGGAATGAAGGAATCTAAACTGTTTATGAGCGACCATTTTTGTATTGATGAAGAAGCAGGTGGACAATATAATTACGGAGACTTTTATGTTACAAAGCATCCTGAAATGAAACCAAATCCTTCATTTGATTTAGTTCGTCTTGCGACTTCTTTATACTGGGATTTATTTCCAGAACCGAAGCCAGAAAATGCAGTTTATAAGCTTTTCAAGAAATGGCTTACATTAGAAGATGGAAATTCAGTTTTATTTGGAAAAAAGATTCCTGAACATGATAGATATCACGGATTTCATCTTTACAAAGCGATATCTCGTTTCTGTAAGGATAATGCGGTTCCGCGAAAGGAAATAGCTAGTCTGAAAGAATACGTGGTTTCAACTTCTGAAAACAATTCGGTAATGATGATTGATGTTTAGAAAGTAGGAACTCCTACAAACATATCTTGTGAAGGTACGATTGATTTGACAACTTCGGTTACGTTGTCAACAGAACTCGCAAATACAACACCAGAAGTTAAAATTCCACCAAAGAGGGAAAGCTTTCCGGCAGTTTCCCAAGAAATAGGTTCACCTTTCGCCTTGCGGTCGAGTGCATAAAGTATGAACACAACGATAGCCACAGCAAGAGAGGCTACTACAATCATCATTTGTTGTCTAATTTCGTAATTCTCTACAGATTTAGAACGAGGGTCTCTGATACTTTCTTTTCGAGTTCATCCATTGGATTAATTTCATCTTTAGATTCAACAACTTGTTTGACATCGAGCTCTGAAACTTCCAGAGTAGCATCCTCTTCTGAAATCTTGAGTTTGGGAATATCTTCTTCATCCGACTCTTGCGAAAACGTAACTGTTTTGGTCTGCTCTTCAACTTCTGGTTCCGGCTCGGGCTCTGCAACTTCCTGTATAACTTCCTGAGGAGTTGAGAAATACTTTTTAGTAATCGCTTGCCAAGGAAGAAAGCTTCGGATAACTTGTTCAAGACATTGCGAGATTAGTTTTTCTACCTCTTGCCGATTTCTTGCTTGAGCTTCGGTAGAAACATCAGATTTCATTAAATATGCAGTTTGCCACAGTTTGCGAGCAGAATGAATATACATTTCATGAAAAAATTTAGCAAGAGACGGGCGATCAAAATCAATCTTAACCTCTTTCGCCGAACCGTTATAATGCAAAGAAGCAAACGACTTCATATATGCGATAAACACACCCATGATTAAGTCATCTAAATAAGTACAGTTTGTGACTTTTTCTATACGCTCTACTTCTGTAGACAAAGTAGAATCTGACCACTCAGGAATTTTTGTCAGCATATTTTGAAACGTTCTCAGAACTTGGTCGGGCTGATTATTGCGTTCACATAGTTCTCGAGCGGAAGAATAGATACTCCAGAAGCCTTCTGCAATTGGAGAAACAATTAAAGAATTCAAATGATCTCTCAAATGAGTTTTTGCAAATTCTGTATCCGACATTTATTACTCATAATTCTACTTAAAAATATACCATAAACCGCGACGATGAAAAACGGATTTAGTTGACTCAAACAAAGGAGATATTGACAACAGAACTATGGAAGACATTACTGAAATTGATTTTGTTACGGTGCCAAGCAGCACCATTGATATGTTGCGACGCGATGCGCTGATCCTTGGATCAGAAGCATTGTGGGGCGACGAAGCTACGGAGACTGACACATTAAGTGTTTCGTCTGATGAGTGGGAAACAGTTGGAGCGACGATAATTTCGGCGCCAGTCAGCGTTGCACCTCGTGAAATACAACGAAAGTGGTGTTCTCACGGTAATGCATGCGTGTGGCGAAACTGCCCGTTTCGTCACGAACGATGCACGCATTACGACAACTGGGTGGCAAAAGGAAAACGCGGATATGCTTGCAAGAGCAATCAGGCGGATCCTACATCATGCAAGTCTCCTGAAGAGGGGGGATGCAAGTACGATCATCGTGACACTACAAAACTTCAGACTTACTATGACAGTCTTCCGTGTGAAACGGAGGATGAGCTCTGGAATTCGTTTGAGGCGCGCGGGTTGATATCTTATGCTGCAGACGTTTATAGCGTGGAAAAGATGTCACGTGTTGACAGATCACTTCTCATGAGAAGTCTTCGTAGGTACGATGTGGAATACGAAGACAATGAGACGTGGATGAAAATCAACGTGGCTTAAAAAGAAAAAAAAAGAAAAAAAATAAAAAATAAAACAAATTTTTTACTTGTATTTTCAAAACGAATATAAACCCAACGATACGAAAAGAAACTAATGTATCCGTTCCGCGTTGAATATGTTTTTAAAGATTGCTGCGACATCCAGGATGTAATGATTCCAAGTATTGTTGAATATTGCACGACAATGAGTATTGATTTTCAGCTCCGGAAATTTAATCCACTCGATAGGGTGGAAGACAGAAATTTTATACGGGAACTGCCAGCTCTTCAAGTGTATGAATACAATGTTTACTCTAATACTATCTATATGATCGAAAATCCTACCAATACTCTTCGAAGACTTTTTGAGAAATTCGAAATAAAACATGCAGAACGTTTAGCTAAAAAACAGATATGGGATGAAAAACTGAATCACCTAAAACGGATGTTCAAGCGAGAACCATTGAAAACGGATTCATTGACTTCAAGACCAAGTGTATAAGTGTGGAAAAATTCCAATTACAATGAAGATTTCAAAGCAAATTCTCGATGTCATCAATTCCCTTGCTGGGAAGTACAATTTTAATGTAGATGAAGCAGTTGCGTTCTTGACGGATGCAAAGACAGATTCGAGCTCTGATTCCTCGGTTAAGTCCGAGAACGACAAGATCGAAACATGTCGCAAGAATATTACTCTCTGGCAAAAGAAGCTAGATGATGGAAAGATCAAGGAGGAAGCTCGCGACAAGCATGTCGAGAAGATTGACAAGGAACAAAAGAAGCTGGAGAAGCTTCTGGTCTCCGAGGGAAAGAGTGGAGCAGGCGATAAGCCCGTAGACACTCCGAAGAAGGAGAAGAGATTTCCAAAGTTTGCTGATAAGACTACTAAAGACTTTAAGGCTGCTCTTGAGAAGGAGGGAGTTGAGATGACCGACGTTATCAAGAAGGAGTTTCAACAGTATGTTAACGATCTGACCGACGACGACTTCGAGAATGGAAAACTCGTAGATCACATGAAAGCTTTTGCAAAGCTGAAGGTCCCGATTGTTGTTCCTGTAGAGGTTCCAGTTGTAGCCGAGAAGGTTGATGACAAGAAGAAGTCTAGAGTCACACGCTTGAATGGAGCCCAATTCAAGGCTGCAGTCGAGCGCGAAGGCGTTGAGTTCAAGGAAGACTTCAAGAAGGAATTCAAGAAGTATGTCGACGACATGACCGACGAGCAGTACAAGAATGGCGGTGTTCTTACAGATCACATGGACGCATTCGCTAAGTCTAAGAAGACTCCTGCAAAGGAGCCAGAGGATGTCTCAGAAAACAACGACAAGGTCTTCGAGATCTCTCTCAAGGAGCTTCAGACTATTAGCATGCTGACCCACATGGGTGAAAGCGTGCGACTGTACTGGGACGGTGACAATGGACGAGTTGTTCAGGGTCCGGATCGTGACGATGACGAAGACTTCGAGGAGATCAAGTTTGATGGCAGGGATTATGTCATTGGGCAGAAGTCCGGACGTGTTTACGAGGCTCTGGACTCTGGCGACGTGTTTGCAGGTTATGTTGGGGTTCTCAAGTTCAAGATGTTGAAGATCTAAAACTTAAAAATCAAAACTTTAAAAAAATAAAAACAAAAAAGGTTTTTTAACTCTTTTCCCAAAATTCAATTTTACAATTTGGAAATGAATATTTAAACCAAGAATAAACTCCTAAAGATTCAAAAAGAATTCTTGGAACATAAATGTATTTTAGTTCTGGAATGATTAAGGGTTTTAGTTCTTGGTAATTTTTCCATTGGAAATCCAGAGTTAATTCTTCAAGATTTTTTAGTTTCAAAAGCTCGTCGTATAATCCATCAACAATAAATTCAGAAACAACATTTTTGCGGTAATACGCCATATCACATAATTTTTGCCAGGTCTCCTGCCACATTACCTATGACAGGCGTCGAAGCTGTAAGCGGTTTGATAATATCTTGAGAGCTAAACAAACGTACCCAAAAGGTGATAATTGGCAATGCCCAAAAAGAAAAGAACGGTATAAAAAATGCAAGACCCATCCAAAAGTATTTAATAAAAAATTGGTTACCGTATTCCATGGCTATAAAAATTGACAATGCATGTGCAAACACGCCGAAAAATGTAGCAACATTCTTGAAAATTATTGACATAAAAGACCCTACGTGTTGAGATGGTGTAGAGTTATCTGGTGCATCGGTGGCAGGTGCATTAAGACGAAAACGCCCACCATCTTTTAGTGCTACCATATTCATAGCGCCATTGATAGTGTATTCTGCTACAAAGTTTTTCACCTTGGATGGATCAGGATCAGGGAGTCCGACTTCCTTGAACCCCACCTTCATATCGATGGATCCGTCTGAACTTACAAGATTTTGAACTGCGTCGGTTACATCTTGGTAATTGCCCGGAATACCATATTCTGCCTTTGTTATTTGTAGACCGGATGCAACACGTTGAGGCGGTGCGTTAATACTAATAACACCGCCATCCTTTTCAGCAACAGTATTAGTTTTACCACCGTTGATTGTATAGGTTACTTCTAACAGTTTTAATTGACCAGGAGCGGGGTCTGTAACATTGAGGGCGGATACCGATACCGGGACATTCAAAACTCCATCCTTGATCATACCTGTTACTGTTCCCGTGACGTCAACTTGCGAATTGTTAATTCCATATTGAGCTTTCTGTATAGAAATTCCAGTGCTCATCCTTATTATGAAGAAAACACGACATTTGCGATGCCTCCCATAACTCGCAGAAAGTTGTATGATTCAACATAAGCACGAACGTTATAACTATAAACAAGCGTGCTTGCTTCAGTCTTCTGAATAATCCTCACTAACTCATTAGCAGAACCTTTGAATGTTTGTGAATTTACTTGTGTCGGGTTTGGAGAGTTTGCTGTTGCTTTAATAACACAAGTTTCGCTGGGGGCAGATACAACCCCATATACACTTGCTAATGGTGGTTGGACATATGTATTTCTTAAAATTGTTTTGTTAAATTGTGAACCATTAATATGACCTGTCGGCTGTGTAATATTATGTTCTAATGCAAAAGAATATGTATAAATTCCCGGAATATCTTTTGTAGATAATCCAGTGTGATGTCTATAATTCTGAATATTGGAAAAGAATTCGGTTTGTTTGAATCCAAAACGTTCCTTGCCATCAATTATTAACGAAGACTCTAGCAAAATATCACGCATTGATATATTAATAGGTTGTTGAGATCCCGAACTATAATCTCCAGTTGATAATACTTTTAATGGAGGTTCATATGGATTTGTCCAATTTGTATAGTTATCAAAATCATTTTTGAGAGCTCGATCTGTTCGTTGACAAACCCATACAACACGGGTACATAAATTTCTCATAATAAGATCTAGATCATTGCTGGGACCATATTGACCATTTGCTTCGCGTGTATCAATTTGCGTTAACATAAACGAATGGTCTGTAGTAGCAATATGAGACATTTCTGCATCGGAAACAAAAATAAAATTGCATTCAACAAAGGGGTTCATCTTCCATGTGGTTAATGTAGGATTACTCGGGGCTTGGTTAAGTAGTAATGGTGGCGATAGAAACTGTGATATTGTATATACATCGGAAGGGCAAACTCCGCGCATTCCAAAATTTGTATTTGTAACTCCTGCAACTGTTTCTCGAACATCTCGAACTGTAAAAAGCTGATATATATTTTTTAAATCTATTACAAATTCAACTTCTGAATGCTGCAATGCTATTAAAGGTAGAGCAGACCCTATAGATTCACAAAACCAAAAATGAAGAGGAATTGTTAATACACGACCTGCAATAGATGGAGCTCCAGTGTTAGTAGAAGTAGTAATTGAATGAGGATATTGATTAATACGATTAAATGAATTTGCAGGATCGTACATATCTTCCACATTTCCGATCATGTCATTTAGAATAGCCTTTTTTGTTGCATCCATCTTTGTTGCCGCATATAGTTTTAACCATTCTCCAGTATGTCTTACTATCTCTTGACCGTTTATTAAAACAGATACATAATTAATCATGTTGTATCCGATACTATGAATCCATTGAAATTCGAATCCTATAGCAGTTGAGCTGGGATTAAAATTTGGAGTATTTGGATGTGGTAAATTCAAAGCAACTACCGGAGAATATATATCCGGAAGAGTAATACTGACATAACAATCGTGCAAAAGTTGTGCATATCTTTCAACCTTTGTACGCAGAGTAAGACTTCCAGACTGTGGAAGATTTAGATTGCTTGTTTTAAAATATAAGCGAAAGTGTTCCATAGCAAACTCAGAATGACGCTTATAAACTGATCGAAAGTGAGTAAATGATGGGTTACCAGTTACTAAAACATCCTGGGCTCCTTTACCCACTAATTGCATTAATCCGCCTGGCATTATCTATTATAGTGTTCTTAGTTTAGATTATCTACCACATTTCGTACATTTATTCGTATGATTTACCGGATCAAAAGTAGTGCAATCGCATACTCTGTTTCCTATTAAAGTTTTACCACTTCCAGGATTATATGATTCTAAAATATAGTCTGCTGATCGAGATGCTGCATAATCTGTATAGCTTGATGCAGGGCGACGTATTTTTGAAGTTCCAAACTCCGTAAACACACGACGTCCGCTTTTTGCTACTATCGATGGATTTGGGTTGGTAACATCTCCAGCCATATCTGTTAAAAAATTCTGACCACCCTTAATTCTCTTAAGTCTGATCCAATCGCCTGCGTCCATCTTTCTGGTACCTCGTTGAATGTCTGATGCCATATTGTTATATTCACGGATATAGTTTTAGAAAAGCCTTGCCATGACATTCAACATATGGGTAAAAAAACACGCGTTTCTTCATATTTATTTAACCAGCGTTACATCTAGATAACAATAGGTTTGCTTGCCTCATTGATATTCAACGGCATAATTTCATTGATTTCTTCTATCAATCCTCTTGCCTCGCGAGTAAGTTTGATACGAAAGTAGGTAGTTAAAGTGCCACCAAATATCTGTCTATCTTCTGCTGAAAGAAGAACCTCTTGACACTTTGAGACAATTATATTCCGCAAAGCACTATTTCGTTTCACTATAAGAAATGCCCGTTTATTCTTTCGAAATCCGCGCAATATTTCTAGTAAATTTTTACACTTTTTTTGGACCATGCGTTTTAAGTTAAAATCATAAATGCAATTAAATTTTTCAAGAACATTCTTTTTTCCTTGCGCAATTGCCTGACTCTCATGTGAGTTCACTTCATTCTTTGTGAACTTTCGGCGCACGAGCCTATCACAAGGGTGCATCGTTCGGTTC